TGTTCTTCAGTGCGAGGAAACTGTCTGTAAAATTCGTTTAGTGCGTCTTGATCATCTTTTAAACCTTCAGCTTCGTTTTCCCAATGATCAATAACGCCTACGTCTATTAATTCACCGTCTGGTCCATGTCGTACATCATCACTTCCACAATTAAAGACTGGAAGTCCGTACTCGTCAATAAATCCTTCATAGTTCCATTCCATTGGGATAAAGAGAGAATAAAGGCCAGACTTCGTTTGTCCATTAGCATTTCGTCTCGATACGTCAGAATCATTATACAGTTTTTTAAAGTTGC